ATACCATAGTCCCTAGCCAGAAGGTCATCCCCGGTCTGCGGTGGATTATCTTGGTGTTCGCAAACTCTTGCTTCTCTGCGTCCTTGAGGTTGTGCCTGTCGTTAAACGACTCATGGGCACTTGCGTGGGACATCTCCTCTTGGACAAACTTAATCATCCGTCTGCGTAAATCTTCGTCCTTTACGCTTGGCAGGTGGTGGTTAATGACTGCGGCAAAGGCTTTCTCCCACGCTGGGAAGATGATGCTAGACGCATTTCCGTAGTGCGTCCACACCGCCGAATTGTCACACCAGTAGGTCAAAGCAATAAACCTCCTAGACCACCAAGAATTGCGCCTGTCTGTGAACCAGAAAGACCGCCGACACCGCCGAACATACTTCCTACCTGAGAACCTAACAATGCACCGCCTAGACCCTGCGTGAGGTAGTTTGTCTTTCCTTCTGCCGGTTGTGCCGCGTACTGAGAGCTTCCCATTGGAGTCCCGTAGACAGAGGACAGGAAGCCCTGCAACTGCTGGTAGGGTAACTGTTGCGAGTATTGGTATCTCTTTATTGCCTCTTGCAATGGCTGGTTTGCAATCGCTTCCCGCGCCGCACCAACCTGCGCCAGAGTCTGTGCCGGTAGGAACGAAGATTGGTAGAAACTTGGGGCGGCTTGAGCCAAGGCTGCTTGTCCAAGCTGCGCCTGTTGTTGTAGCCCACGCTCCCTAGCGTAGTCCTGACCAACGATGTTGGTAGCAACGTCGCCTAATGCCCTGCCATAGGCTTCCGTAGCCCCACTAAGGGCACGTTCCATCGAGCCTGACCCGTAGCGTCCAGCCCGCGAGTAGAGGCTTGCAATGCCCGGAACAATCTGCTCACCGTACTGTTGTGTAAGTGGGCGCGTAGCGGCGGTAAGCATTGCCTGTTGATAAGGGTTGCCTTGCAGGAAACCACCTGCGGCGGTCTGCCCAATCTGACCTAATGACGAGAGGTAGCCCTGCTGTCCTGCGCTGATAAAAGGTGAAGCCGCGCTTGCTAACTGTTCCTGCATCGCCAACGCCTGTTCGGTCTGCTGGCTTGGGGAGACGTACATTTGGCCTGGATAAAGGCTAGGCTGTGGGTCTCCAAAGAATAGTCTTTCTGCCCTCTGTAATCCCATTTGGAGGTACGGTGCTAGGCGTGGGTCAATCCTTGACTCGCCACTAGCCGCCCCACGGGCGGCAGATAGCTCACTAGGTGAGCCACCAGGAATGACTGTCGGAGTTACTGCTGTGGTGGTTGGCATCGCGGTTGGGGTTACAGTCGTTGCTGCTGGCTGTCCGGCTTGCTGTGCCACTTGGTTGGCTACCGGCGCAATTGCCGACCCAAAGAAGTTACCGAACATTCCAAGGTTAGACGGTGGCGTATAACCTGGTTGAGGTTGGGCGACAGCTACGTTAGAGAATGAGGACATATATCACCTATTATAAAGATTATCCAACCAAAATGTAAGCATAAGTCTTGTTCGCCGTGGCGTTAGAAAAATGCGTAATTGTTGCCTGTCCTTGCTGTTGGGCAGAGACGTAAATGTTCGAGTAAGCCGACGGTGCGACATACTGCATGGTAGCGATGACCGACGGGGTTGCCGGTGTGTCTGGGCTAGTTCTAGTCGGCAACTGCTGAATACTTACCGTTATGTCGTCCGTTGCCCACATGATTTCCATGTAGTCATTGGCGTTCAGTTCTATAAAGTAATTTAACGCTGCAATCAGGTGTCCGTCTACACCGCCGTGGCTGTTTGGGACTGAGTACCGGCTGTTAGAGCCAGCGATATTCGTCCCGTTCTTGCGAAACCACACATCAATGTCGTGAATCTGGCTGTCGGTATTAACGAACTGCGTACTAAATTGCAGGTTATAAATCCCGTAGTTCCGCACGTTCATTCTGGAACTATTAGACAAATACACCCCGTTTGAGTAGTCCGTGGTGTTAAGCGTCATTGCATACGCCGTGGTCGTATTAGCCGCCACTTGGTCAGTCGTATCCTGAAACGCACCGTAGGGCGCAGAGTCAGCTTCTGCCGCGTCCGAGAACGGAATCAGGATAATTTTTGTATATACAGAAATACGCTCGTCTATCAGGGTCGTGGTCGTAGCGTTGCCCGTAGCAAGGGTAATAGTCCCCGTGTTATTGGACTTGCCGTTCATCAGGTTGTTGACCACCTCGGAAATCTGCCGTGGGTCGCCGCCTTGGTACGGTAGAACTCTAAACATTAGCGAGTACCCGCTTGCTGAATCTCTACATCCATCCCGATTGCTGTAGTCCAGTTCCCAGAAGGCTCAAGTTTTACGCGGTGGTAACGCCCGTAAGACCTAGCACCTATGCGGTTCTCGCTGTTCGCAGCCGTGACCGACGGGAATGAAACCGTCTGGTTTAGTTGTAGCCTAGAGGCGATAGAAGCACTACCAGTCCCGCCGTCTACGATTGGCTTGAGCATGGTAACCATAGACTGATTTGCGTCTGCGGAAATATCTGCCGTCTCAATCGTGGCGGTCTTGGAAGCCCCTGTAAAGGTAATCAGCTTGTTGCCATCAATCCCAAGCAAAAGCAGTTTCCCGCCCAGCCAGTTCCGGCTGTCCAACGAAATACCTAGGGCATCTAGGCTTGCGCTAAACGCATCCAAACCCTCTAGGGTGATGGAGGGTGTAGACACGGGAGCCACACGGGTAGCCGTCGAGTCTGAGAACGACCACTTGCCTGTCGGGACGTGGTAGACCAAGACCCTGTAATCCAAGTCAACCGTCGGGTATCCCCAGACCACCAAGTTGTTGATGGGGTCAATGGCCGCACTCATATTCCCTAGGTCTGACTCTTTTAACGAATTAAAGAAGTATCGGTTGACCTTCTCCGCACCTATGTTTTTCAGGTTCTGCCCGTCGCAAGCGTAGAAACCGTCGTCTCCAAGGAAGTAAGTAATACCCTGCCATTGGATGACCGAGTTAGGCTCAAAGCACCCACGGTTCCTAGCAATGTTGTCGAACTGGAATATCAGCGGGGTTCCGACGTAGGACATCCGCACGATACTGCGCTCTAGCAGGACTAGCCCGAACTCGCCACCCGTAACGCCTTGCACAAACCCGCCGTCAGGCACGTCTTGGAAGTCTGCCTGTGTTGTGGCAGAGGTAGTCCAAGTCTTCTCGTTGTTGATGCCAGACCATTGGATTCGGTTCTTGTAGGAACTCTGGTATCCAGACACCACGAAGTCCCGCACCACGGTCACAAATTTTGCCTTGGGTGCGTCAGCGGCTAGGTCTGCAAAGGTAGTCCCAGACATAACGTCTATGTACTGCATGGTGTTGGACTCGTTAGCCGCAATCAGGGAGTTCCCAAACTGCGTGAACTTCCACCCAGACGTTCCGCTATAAGTCACGGCAGAAATGTCGTCCCAAGAGAAGTCTGATGTGTCCAACTTAAAAAGTCTTGTCGTGCCAGCCGCGTAGATACTTGTAATACTGTTCGTGTCCTTGGCGGCAGCCGCAGCCGTCAGGTCTTGCGGTGCAGCATCAGAATAGTCAACTTCCTGCGGGAACGGGCCGTAGCCTACCGCCTTGGGAAAGCAGTTCTTAGCCGTGGTCAGCGCACCGATAACCCCTGGCTGGTCAGGTAGCCACTCTCCAAAGGTAACTCTTGTTATTGCCATGTGTTACTTCCCGAAGATTGTTGTGTCCAAATATCGTTTTGGGCGTTAATTGGTGTCCATGTGTCCGAACTGGTTGATGCCTGTGTCCATGTGTCGCTTTGGAAGTTGGCCGCAGTCCATGTGTTTGGCTGGTCAGGTACTAAGACCCACTCCTCGCCAAACTTGTACATCGTGCAGGTAAGCTGTCCGTTGCTTGCCACCTGCCCAGAAGCTGTGTAGATAATCCCCGCTAGGGCGTTCAGAGTGCCTGTCGCCACGACATCGCCGTGGACATCAAACTCGAACCCTGCGTTTGCGGTTAAGAACCCTTCTGCCGTTATAGAACCGTCTACAAGGCGAAGTCTTACCGCGTCCGCTACCAAGTCACCAGAGGCGTTTATAGCCCCTACAATGTCCCGTAAACGCGCCGCAAGCGCACTTACAGAACCTACCGCAGAAATACTACCCACCACGCTTGCAATTGTGTTGGCGGTTGTGCTTACCTGCCCGTTGGCAGAGACGCTACCATCCACGAACCTTGTGCGTTGCACAGAAGCAACAACCTCGCCAGCAGAGGTAATTATTGCCCCTACGAGTCTGGTTCTTGTACCGTCAGCAGAGACCGTTCCCGTACTGTCAATCGCACCCTGAATCGTACGCAATCTCGTACCATCTGCCGAGACCTGTCCGTTAGCCGTAATCAGGGCTTGGGCAGTCTCAAAGAACTGAGGTATAGCATTTACAGTACCCACGCCCGTGATGTTCTGGGGCGCGTAGACGAGGCAGATTTCTGTGTCGGCAGAAGTCCAGATTGGGTCGTCTAGCGAGAACGCTAGTGCGTCAATGCTTGTGCTAAAGTAGTCTAGTTCTTCTAGCGTGTACGGGCCTTGTATCCCGCAATCCATCCAGTTCGAGTCTAGCGAGAACGGTAATGAATCAAGACTCCCAAAGCGGTCTAGTTCTTCAAGAGTAAGTAACGCCATTTAGTCCAGCGTGACGGTCAAATTGCCAGAAGTAATCTTGAGAATGTCGCCCGTGTCGATTGTCTTAGCAGTCGTCAAAGCTGTGTGCATGAGCAGGTTGCCGCTAGTAATTGCGTCCAAAATCCCGATAAAGCCAACGGAACCCCACGAAGCCGTACATTGCGGGAACGTAACGTCCGCGCTAGAGGTAACGATTCCGTTGGAAGCTGTGGTCACGGATAGGGTCTGGCGGGCATAGGAGCCACCAGTTACTTCCGTACCAGAGTTCGTGTCCGTAGGATTGGACGTATAGAGTCCAACGTACACCGTCGTGGGTGAAGTGTAAGATGTGTTGCGGAGAACGTGGTCTAGGACTTTGTTCTCTAAATAATCGCTAAATTCTGCCATTTGATTACCTCGTTGTAACGGTCATAACTAAGGGAACACCAGAAAACTCACTCTCCTCGTCGGAGGTGTTGATTCGTGCAATTGCTTGGTTGTACAGACTCGACCACGTTTGTGTACGCGGGTCGTTCATAAGGTACGGCTCTGCCTCTAGGAGGCTTGCGTAGAGCAGCGCGTCTGGGTAGTTAGCCAAGAACTCGTTGCTAGTATTTCCTGACGACAGCACCACGGGCTTGAAGTAGTAAAGCATCTGCAAGACGTAGGCACTATCGGGCTTGGGCGCAAACTCTAACTCGTTGCCCCGCATGGTGTAGAACACCGGCAGTCCAACTTGGTCTGCGCGTGCGTTACTAGAGAAAATGCTTGGGGACACATAAGAGACTACCGTTCTCGGTAGCCCTTGGATAAACACGTCACGGATGGAGAGAAAGTCGCTTGGCAGTCCTACCGTCGGGTCGTTCACGGTCATATTTGCCGTGGCCGTTTTGAGCATCCTGCGGGTACGAATGTCGCGGGATAGGCGCAACTCCGCTAGGCTGATAAAGTCGGGAATCTGGCTGGTAAGGTCACTCCGTCCGAGGTAGTTCGCTACCGATGTCTGGAGGTCGCTGAAAT